GAGGTCACCCTTGTCCCCAGGGAAGTGCTCGTAGCCCTTGGCAACTTCCTCCCACTTAGAAGCCTTGTTGGCCTCCACAATGTCGTCAGCCTCCTGCAAAGACTTACGAACATCTTCGGGAAGGTCGGAACGCTTCGTGATGTTGCTCTTCTCCACGTCGTCTCCTTCCAGGGAAGTGATGTACGCCTTAGTTTCGTCGTCCAGAGTATCGAAGTTCTTGGGACGCGGCATCTTCTTGTTTCCTTCCTTAGTAATAGCGGTAACCCGCTTTGTGATCGCCCCAAGATGGGACTTCCTACTCGACTTCGTAATTGCGGAACCACTACCCCAGGTATCGGCAGCCGCGTCGAAGACGTTATTGAATTCCGTCATGGTCTCTTCGTACCTGTCGGAATCGAACTCTCCCTTATCGAAGCACTTAACTACATCTTCGACAAAAGCAGTGGCGATATTGAGGGCTTCCAGACCGACGACGGACTTGCCAACAGAAACAGGCACTTCCTCATCCTCGTCTTCGTCTTCGTCTTCGTCCTCATCTTCGTCGTCGTCGTCGGATTCATCGAGTTCATCGAGGTCTTCATCGTCCTCGTCTTCCTCATCATCCTCGTCGTCGTCGTCCTCGTCGTCAGGAGCCTCGTCAACAGCAGCGTCAAGATCGTCGTCTTCGTCACCGACCGCTTTGCGGACAATAACAAGAGACTTCTTGATACCAGCGTCGGGGTGCTCTTCACACACTTCGCCAGGAGCAAGGGAGGCCCCGCACTCGGCGCACGAGAGACCGCCCTTTTTCTTCGTGACCAACTCGACAGCCATTATCGGGTCGCCTTCCTTTCGATTTTCTCCAATAGTTGCGTTCTGCCCTGCCAATTACTCATCGATGAAAAACCCTTTCTGATTCTTGGCCCATCGCTTTGCTTCTTCCTCTTCTTACCAGGATTTCGCTTCGGCTTAGTAGGTGGGCCAAAACCAGAACCACCAGGGCCGTACCTGTCCAACATCTTCTGGGACTTGGTTCCACTCTTCTTCTTTTTCTTTTTACCGCCAGAGGGACCGCCACCGAATCCACTTGAATATCGGTCGCGCATCTTCTCGGACTTAGTTTTTCCGCCCCCGTCACCCTTTCCACCCTTGGCTTTACACTTCGCACCAAGTTTGGCTTTGGTAGTGCCGCCCTTTCCATACTTCTTCTTGGATTCGGAACTAGTCTCCCCGAACTGTCCTTGGGGATCGCGGGGGTGACGTTCTTCTTTGTAGTTGCGACCGCCGCCGCCACCACCAGATTTGTTGGTTTTAGTAGAACAAGGATTGGACTGGCTGCGCCCGCCACTCTTTTTCTTCTTGTCTTTGTCCTTCTTTTTCTTCTTCTTCCCACCACCGGGAGGGGGCTTTCCCATAACGGACCAAGTTTGTTTCGGCTTGGCTGTCCCGCTCTTCTTTTTCTTCTTGGTCTTACTTGTGTTGTCGCCTCCCCATCCACCTTCTCGTCCTGCATTTCGAGAAGTGCTACTGCGACGGGCTTTTTCAATCCCATTTCGCTTCGCAATCAGAATGTCGGCTGATCCCGCTGCTCCATCATCGACCAAAGAAATCTCGTCGTAGAGGATCGGGAAAAGGGCGTTTTTCTTAGTCGCTGTCGTCGGCATCAGTCCAACGCCTTTCTAGTACCAGAACCATGAACCGAGAACATGCGGTATTTCCCGCTCTTGACACCCTTCCAGACTTCGGTGTCATGCACTTTGAACCCGACCCACCAGCCGACAGGTAGCACGCCGTCAGGGATGCCCATTGCGTCCCACTTCTCCTTGGTAGAGACGAAGGACTCGACAAGGGTGCTGACTCCCTTACGCACATGCATTTCACCACCGTCACGGCTGTTGAGGACGAAATCGTAGGCGACGTTTTCCATTTGGTCGATATCTTCCAACACATCGCCTTGTTTATCAACTTCAACAGTTCCATCTTTGTGTTTGGCAATTGAACACCACCCAAAGACGAGACGCTTCTCTTCATCGATTTCTTCGATCTTACTGATCGCTTCGAAGGAAACCTTGCCGTCTGTGTCAGCGTTGAATTCAGCGTTGATTTCTGCGTCTAGTTTTTCAATTTCTTGTTCGGTGATTAGGCTCTTACTAATAAGCAACATACTCGGCTTAACAAGTTTGCGATCACCGTTGGGCAATTGGATAATCAAATTCTCACCCTGATTTCCAACGATGGTCACCTTCTTGTTATGGAATGCCTTGTTCTGGACCTTAGTGGGATCAATAGTCGCTTTCTGTCCGACCTTGAATCCACCGTTGAGTTTCACTCCCTGATTCTGTTCCGACTCATATTTGTTACGAGTTCTGGAAGCAGCCCTAGCACCGGCACGAACTTCTTTCTTGGCACCCTTGAAACCTTCGCCACGATTGAGAGCGTGCTGGGCTTGGCGATATCCGTGCTCGACCATTCCGCCAGTGTCGGGTCGATCCTTCACGACCTTGTTCGCTGCGTCCTTGGCGGCTGCTCTGTAGGTCTTGTGCGTCCTGACAGGTGTACGTGGCTTAGCGTTTGGAGTTGATCCTTCATAAACACCGAAGGAACCATCATCGTGTTCCCACACCCCAATTTTCGCTGCTTTGTAAGCACCTGGGAGCCTTACCCACTGACCCTTATGGTCGCGGGGCTGTCCAACACCGTTGAGACCGTCACCATCCCAAAATGGATTGCTACCACGCGCTTTACTAACACCCGATTTTTTCTGCTGCTTGTGGTATCGCACCATAATTGCTTGCGCCCGCTTCGCATTATTGTAAGCATTTGGTGAAGAACGAGGCTGCAACTGTACCTTATTCGCAAAATCGTAATCCGCTTTAGTCAATTTCTTCTTTGCAGTAAGTTCCTTGATTTTTGCAGTCGTGTCTCTAGAAGCGGGGTTAACTACCAAATCAAACCGAGTATCCCTATTCTTCGGCATCTTTCCACCAGGAAAAGCAGCGTTACCTTGACCCATAGCCGGATTCCTCCCCGGTGCCCACTCGTCAAATTCTCTACGCGCCGCTCGCTCGTCAGCATTTGCGCGGATAGGCTTCGACTGCTTCATGTACCTCGCCATAAGTCCCTGAGCGTATTTTGCATTGTTGAATGCTTGGGGTGAAGACCTGGGCTGGGTCTGCACCTTGTTTGCAAAATCGTAATCCGCCTTGGTCAACTTCTTCTTGGCACCCATATCCCGCAATTTAACGGTGGTCTCCCTGCTCGCAATGTTGAGTGCAGCACGAGCACCGCTAGCAGCACCACCAGACCAGCGACCACCCTTTCCACGCTTCTGTCCTGGCGACTGCACTCCGTCACCGTCCCAAAGCGGATTGGCCTTCTCAATGGGTCGCTGCATCTTCATCTTCTTTTTCTTGCGCTTATCCCGAGAACAACCGCAACCCTTGTGGATTTCCTCTTCCCACACAAGGTAATTAATGAATTCAGTGTCGGTCCACTTGCGACCCACCACACCCTTACTGATTCGGGCACCAGCCTTCTTCCGCTCCCAATCAGCGACCGCTGCACACGCTTCTGCTCGACTACCAGCATTGACACTTTGCTTGCCCTTGAAGTTGAGGTCGCCGGTGGCGCACATCTTCTTGACAGCATTTACCGCAACCGCAATGGCTCGGCTAATAGTCATACCTTTTTCGGCGTGCAAATGGTTTGCGATCCGCCGAACATACATAGGAAGACCACCCGCGTTTTCCACCCAATTCTTCTTGGGGCTCCTGTCCAGCGGAGCGCGAGTGTTGAGTTTACCCAATTCACTCATTGTTCAACACCGTTTCCTTATCTCGCCGCCCTGCTGGACGAATGGTTCCTTCATCACAAGAGATAGACACATCGCCTACTCGTACAAACTCGGTTTGATATGTGTCCCCCATAAACTCCCAAACCGCAGTCTCATAAAACCCTGTAACCGTTGGGTGCTTGGCTGCCATATCTGGCATATCAGGTACACCAGTCACCTTGTCGCCTTCCTTCATCGCTTGGTCACCCGCTTCCCTGCCAACTTCCCTCGGTGTTTGGTGAATACAAATCCCAACTCACCCTTATTGATCTTGCCCTTGTATCGCATGAGGAATTTACGCATCATATCGTCGTAGTAGCCATGAGGATCAGAGTTCGCCTTGTGGCCGACCTTCGTGTTACATGCCAAGTGCGACGGTGCCATATTACCGCGTTCGTACTTTCCATTAATCGGACCTGGCTTCATGCGCTCAACAGATACCGAATCAATATCGACTGGCTTGCCACAGAAAATACAGTTGGCCTTGTGACCATCGCCAAAGTCTTCCATTAATTGACGGAGTTGCGGAGCGCGCACCATATTACGACCACTGGCTACACGCTTGGCATTCTCAGCAGCCTTCTTAGTAGTATCAATATCGTGACGACGGACAACGTGCCCTCGATCACCCTTTACTGTTGAGCCCTGACCCTTATGAGCGCGATTAGCAGTTTCCTTTCGAATTGTGTTCATCAAAAAGAAACGAGTCTTAGGAAGGAACTTCGCTTGACGGACAGTCCAGACACGAATGGGGTTAGCACCATCCTGTGCTTCACGAGCACCGGCACTCATCAATAGGTCAAGTTCCTGCTGTGTAGGAGGTTTGGCATCCGATCCCTTGCGAAACATGGAATCGTAAATTTCTCCCAACCTCTTATCGGAGATTTTAGTTGGTCCGTTATTCCGAAGATATAGTGCTTGCTCCGCGGAATACTTTTTCTTGGCAAGGGGTTTGCCATTAGGGCCAAGAGGCGCTTCTAGTCCCTGGTGCGGGAGACGAGTTAGTTTAGTCCCCGGTTTAAGGGTCTTGTTTTTGTGATCCCAAATTCCAGCGACTCTTGCAGACGGGGCCAATGACGCACGACGGCCTGGCACTGCCGACTGTCGCATGACACGCTCAATAGCACCTAGGGCTGAACTCTGGTCGGACCAACGCCCGCTCCTGTCTCGACGCTGCCCAGGAGGCTGCACACCATCCCCATCCCAACGAGGGTGGCGGGACTTGCTAACTCTCTTCCCACCAGGGATACGCATTTTGTTGTTGTAGTACCAATCCGTAAACTCTGCCAGCGTAATTTTGCTCTTGGGATTCTTCTGCTTGTATTTCTGGTAAGCAATAGTGATCCGACGCTCGAAACGAATTTGCCGATCAAGGTTGCGAGACTCCCATTCGGTGTCGCCTTTCCTAGACTCAGGGCTGGCTTCCTCGAAATCCTCATCGTCTTTAAGAGCACGCTTGCTACCCGGTCGGTGCCCACGCATTTTCTTAGTATCAAAATCATCAGGAATAGAAAGGATGCCCTCCAACAGAGAGGGGTCCATCTTGGCGCGTTCCATCGCCTCAGCAAGATTAATCTCGGTCGCCCGATATCCTTCGCCGACCTCACCCTCCTGAGATTCACCACCCTTAATTAGAGCGGGCTCATTCCAGTAGAACCCCCACCAATAAGAGTCGTCAGGATCGAAGCCTTGGTCCTTTGCCCACTTTTGGGCTTGTCTAATCTTCCACTCTTTAAGATTCTGAGCAGACTCATCGGCGTTTTCCTGTAGGTGCTGCTGTTCCAACCTCCGCTTATCACGCATCTTGGCTTGGAATTCTTTATTGCGCGCCAAATAGTTAGACCAGAAAACTTTAGAGTCAATGGCGTTCTGTGCTGCCGTGTCTTCGTCAATCACTTCGGGCACACCGTTGTAGGAAAGTTTCAGCCACTTACCCCGATGCTCACCCTTGTTTGCTTTGAATTGAATTTCCGGTCTGAACACGTTCTCTGGGGAAGCAAGACTAACTGCTTTCCTTCCGCCATGCTCTTTAATGGATTTCAATTGTGCAGAACTAACGTGTTGACCCGCACCCTGAATATTGATCGGCTTCTGCGCTCCCGCTGCCTTCTGGGGGAACATATGGTCATAAACGTCACGCTCAATCTCCGCTAGACGCTTTGGGGTGATTCCATATCTCTGTGCCATAGTTCCACGGACACGGGGATTCTGAGTGATTCCTTTGTTCCGAAGAAGACGAGTAATTAGTCCCGCATACTTGGCTTCCTCGGGCTTCATGTTTTGACGAGCCCAAGCATTAGCAGCATCGGTCTGCGCGATTGTGGGACGGCCAGGTACAGCGAACGCTTCGGTCTCCGACACTTCAATTTTCTTAGTGTGGACACCGGGTTTCTTGGCAGCCCTGCCCTTAGTAGGGACCAGTCCTGCACCAGACTGTCGAGGGGCCGCTGCTGCCACCTGTGCTTGGCTCCTGCGCTCTTCCTCAGGACGCCCACGCATCACAACTTTCAGACGCTTATTCTCTTCTTTCTGAGCATAGAGTCGAGCGTCCGTTTTAATCGCTGTAGCAATAGCACCGTTAGCATCGAATTTGCGACGGTAGATTCGTCTAGGCTCCTGCTCTCTGTTTACAAATACCCCAAACGATCCGTCTTCCAACTCCCATGCGCCAATGCTCTTAAGGTGCGATGGGCCAGGGAGTTTAATCCATCGACCCAACCTGTCGCGTGGCTGACCGGCCCCCTGCAAACCATCACCATCCCAAAGAGGGTTGAGGTCTGCTTTCTCAATAAGCGCGGTACTCATCAATACCTCACGATCATAAAGCAACGACAGCGCGGGTGGAACGGCGGGTACTTAAACAATCCATAAACCGTATTGAACATGGCCCCAATCCTAGTGAGGACACCATCAAGAGGTTCACAATAGTTGCAGACCCGATTATCCTTTCGCGTCACGATTGTTTTATTGGCCCGGTTTGGGATTCCTCTAAGGGTGGAGATTACTTTCGCACCCTCCGCAGTCTCCTTATACCACTCACCGCCATAGACCATCTTGCGACGTGCCTTACTGATCCCACGCTGATTATCAAGCCAGAGAGTTTCAAGTGTGGCATTAATAATCCTGTTGACTTCTGTGAGGGCAATAAGGTTTCCCCGTTGCACTGACAGATCAATTCGTGTCGCTCGTAGATCATGTGCAGACGCCCCTTGTTGGCGCATACGTTCGAGACGTACTGCGGAGCGGGCATCAAGGCCAAACACGTCAAGTCGGTCACGACGATCAGATAGTGAGAGATTTTGCGGGATAATCCGTTTGACTTCTTTCTTTGCTGATTCATTATTGACGACCCCCATGTAATTGCGCGTCAATTCCTCAATCAGATTCAGATAGATAGGGCTGGTCGGATTAAAAGTAATCTCATACTGCTCTGCCGTTCGCACTCCTGTCTCGACTACACAGTCGGTTACTAACTCTCTGAAATTCGACTCCGAGAAATTACCTGCTGTGACTCCCCGCGTGTATGCCATTTTGAAGTGGCGGTCGAATCGTGCGCTGAGCACATCAAGGCGCTGCCACTCTCTTACTGCGAAGTCTTCGTCATATACAGGATCGGTAAGACTCATCGCTTCCTCCTGACAACGCGACGCTTCTTAACGTTCTCGGCAGCATTAACCGCTGCTGTGCGCCGTCGTGACTGTGGAGGTAGTTTCGACTTTACTGGACCCGTTGTTTTAGTCGGTGCTCCCCTAACCGACCCCTCTTGCTTGCCCAATTCATTCTGACGCTTGACTTGCATACCCTCGACAGAAGCCTTAGCCCCATCAATAGAAGTCTGGATTTTGGTTTCCCGCAATTCATCTTCCTTATTCTGTTCCTCTGGCTTGACCTCACGCAGCGGGAGTTGCGCCAACTTGCGGAAGTGATTTTCCAAATCCACATCGGGGAATAGTTGAGCACCAGCACCAGTCAGTGCAGCAACGAATGTCGCCAGGTCGGCAAGGGAAGGCTGCTGCACTTCCTCGTGTCGGAACTTGGGGTACTCACCGCTCAGGTCTCCGTTAAGACGGAATAGGCGAGGGACAGCATAATTGTTAAGAACATCAGCAATAGTATCCAACCAGACACTAAGAGCAGATTGGAAAAGGCCACTCTTAGTTGCTGTCGCACCGATGCTTGCATTGCTCCCCATATCCTGACCCAACAAGAGGAAGTCAGCAATAATTACCATAGCAATACGAGAATCATATCTGGTAATAACTTCCTGAGTATTAAACTGACGAGAGCCACCACTGCTCATCAACTTGAACTGGTATTGAGGGTTACCGTTCTCGTCCCAGGACTGAGGCCACACCACACCCTCTTGCTCATCGCGCCGAACGTTTTTAACCAACTCAACAATACTAGCGAGCGTGGCTTTATCCGCTTCGCTAGCATCTTCGCGCATCATTTCGGCAGGCACTTCGGCAAAGGGCAGACCAGCCAAGTCGCGCTCGATACCTACACCCTCAATTTCCTCAATGCGCTTCTTGAAATACCAAGCACGGTAAGCATTGCGAAGAACGCTCCGGCCTTCGGGGTTGTTCTTGCGGGCAGTGGTTCGGAAGAGAAGCGACTTGTGGATTGACACATACTTCTCTGAATAATCGGGGGCGGGTCGCTGATACAGACCGCGAATTCCACCCTCATCATCGAAGTCCCATTTATCTAGAGAATCCTGAGAGCGAATCTCGAACTTGCGCCAACCGATCCTGCCGTCGTCGTACTTGGAGTCTGGTTCTTCCTTGCCACGTTTGATCTTGTTATTGCGGACTTTATAAAGAATCTCAAACCATGACCAACCATAACGCATCATGCTCATTACTTCGGCGATAAAGTCTGACCATGTGTGCGACATATCTTCTCGGCACTCACGAAGGAACTTCGCCTTGTCCTGCCCCTCGTCTGACTCATCGAACGGATCAATGAACCAATTGACTCGACGGAGGAACATTTCAATACCGAAGAACATCGCCCCCACGGTTGCATCGTTGTCACCCATTTCGTTGTAGATTTGGGTGGCCTTCTGACCGTTGAGTTCATTGAGGAATTCTTCTTGCACATAACCGTAAGACCGCTTAAGACCGCTAGCGCCAGCGGGCACCTTATTGATCCTGCTGCCAGGTGTGAGGTTAGTCGCTTTACTAATTTCCTCATTGGCAGGAGCGAATTGCCCCTTGGCATTCCTTTTAGGCATTGCTGCTCCTAACCAATCTTCCAAGGCGACTTAGTGCGCTTCATCGACGTATCGACTGGCGCTGTTGCTCGTCGCCAGGTGTTGCGGAGTGAATTAGCAAGAGCCCCTGCTGCAATGGAGTCAGGAAGGTGGCTGTTTGCCTTTCCGTTATAAAGGTCGTCGGGCGTGGCGAATTTGTGCTCTTCATAAGCCCACTGCAAACGGGGTGCTGAAATCTCTTGTCGCTCGATTGCGCTGACATAGTTGGTAATCATATCGTTACGACTACGACCAGCCATAATCACGTCATGCATATCGCGCTGTCGGCAGCCTTTTGGAACCACGATGTAGTCGGCCACCACTGAGCCCAGACCCGTTGCGTCATGGGCTACCTTCCCGCCATACCTGGCCCAGCGCCAATTGAGTCTGTCCACCATAGCGGGCCACGGACGCCTCTGAATTCGCTCGAAAGCAACCGTTCGCCACTTATCTTCTGTGGCATCGAAAGTCCATATAACAGTGAAGTCTCGGCTTTTGGCCCAGTCTACTCCGGTTACATAATTCTTATCGTTTAACGGTTCTTCCAACTCAATGTATTTTCCGATTGCTGCTTCGGAATATCCAAGGTCGGGATCGAACATAAGGTCAACAGCAATCTCGTCAATCGCTCGCCCCTCGAACGAAGGCTCTTGCAAGTCATACTCGGCTTCCCACATCTGCTTGGGAATCTCTGTCTTCTTGCGCTCAATCTCGGAACCCTCTAGCCAACCATCCCACTCATTACTAGATTCCTTATAGCACCAGTGGTAGACCGGCCACCCATTCTCCGCTGCCCGCTTTAGGGTTTTAGTCATTGTCCCGTCGGGGTACTGGTGAGTAGAACTCATCACAGTATTGGTATCGAGCCAGATTCCTGCCTTGTTCTTTTTACGCATCGGCTGACCCTGAGCCGAAGTGAGCACGTTCAATTCCATTTCGTCAATCTCGTCAAGTCGCATCCTCTGAGGGTGCGGACCACGGACTGACTTTGTGGAAGCCATAAGCGTTCGAGCCTTGCCGCCATTCGTCAGGTAGGTGTCGAACTTGGTTGGGTCTTTCAACAACAGGTGTCGCGGTGCTCCTTCATAGAGCCACGCCTCCTGCATCGTCTCGTGAACACGCAATGACTGAGCACCGGAGCCACCGAGAATAGTTACGAATGCCCCAAGCGCCACAAGTTCTGACATTCCCAAAATAGAAATGAGAGCAGTCTTTCCACCGAATCCTCGGGACGCTTTCCAGATCATCACCGGGGCTCGCGCGAAGAACGCATCAGCAAATGCGTCGAAAGGCGCTACGTGGTTGTGGCATACCGCAATGCGAGGAATTTTGACACCCCACGTTGCGTATACCCACCACCACAATTCCTCATCTGTTTCTGGAAACCTTGTAATGGTCGCAGACTTACGAGACTGAGTTGTGAATTCCCCCGCTGGCATGGGAGCCACGCTCTGAACGGGCTCACGCTTCTGCCGTCTAACAACCACCCTACGAGTTGTAGGGCGTGCATGGTCAGACGATTTCTTTCGCCTAACGATTACTTTTCTGCTCATCGCATATCGTTAATTTCGTCGGCTGAAAGGTATGCGCCATATTGCGGAACAACGCGAAACTGCTGTCGCCTGTTCTGCAAGTCCTTGCACCTTTCAAAAATTCTACGCTTGCTACCAGACGTTAGATCGGTAACAAGCCTAGGAATCCCTGCGCTGTTGCGTTCTGACTTTTGAATATCGTAAAGCATTTGCTGTCCCCTCATCAGATAAAGCGAGGGTGGCGCAAGCAATTTCACCGGAATGTCTGACTCATCCCTCCACCGCCTTACTCAGCGAGGTAACGGTACTGAGTTTTGACACCACCCCCACGACTTTTATGTTCTTACCTCCGCTGATCCGTAAACGCATAGTTCTCGTGTGGATGGTTTGAAAACGTAGTGCTGCATCCCCGGACTGAGTTCTGCGCCGTCCAGATCGCCGTCAGATGGTTCGCATGGGTGGTGGTCCAAATGAGTATGCAAAAACCCGACGATCTTTTCGCCGGGTGATAAAACATTACTCACGTTGTCACAATCGCTTTCGAGAATTGAGTAGTTCTCCCTTGGATTCGTAGCCCTATTCGGAACCTTGACGACATACCTCATGCCGTCCTCATTCTCGATAACTAGTCCGCATTCTTCGTGGTCGGTGACCCGAAACTTATTCAACCCTCCGGGCCTGCGAGTCGTTTCCATTTCGGGCCACCTTCCACTTTAGGTGATTAGGAATCACAGTGCAGCAAGGTCCACCGCAATCTGAGCGAGCACACGACGACGAATGTTGCCACCCTTAGAAGCAGCAGCATCGAGACGCTTCAACAGAGCACGACGGCCCCTAGCGTCACGACTGTTACCCGTCACTCGACCCTCCCGACGAATTCGGGCACGCAGAGAAGTGATCTGAGCCCTACTAGCGTTCGTGTTTCCTGCCCGACCCTGAGCCGACTTCGCAGCACGGCCACCAGGCGTCGAGTCACCAGCACCAAAGGAGACGACAGTGCCGCCTCCTGAGTTGGTTGCGGCGGTGATGGAAAGTTCCATCGGTCAACCCTCCTTCTGTAAGGCGAGAGCAAAGCATGTGCTACCGAATGGCGGCGCACTGCACCCGCAAAAAGAAGTTTGACTCAATCCGCCTTGTTTTGCAAATGTGCATTTTGATTTGGCCCATGACACTCGGCGCAATGGCCCACCGTGACGTGATTACTGCCGATTGTGGCAATCGCTCCACAATGGGGTCCGCACTGATCTGTCAAGTGCCTGAATTCTACTGGCTTTTCCGGTTCTATAATTTTCGCAGTCTTCTTAATTGCGTCGCTCATCGTCTCTTCCTACTCACCTTGACTTTTTGTGTATTGATTGTTGATCCTGAATTCAGGTACTCACGACGACGGGCAGTTCTGGCAGTCAATCGGATCACGTTGCAAGAAAAATCTGCCCGCTCCACAACCTCGTCTGCATCGGTGTGCCCGTAGACGATAATGTTTTTGAATTCCAAACGATCCTCTGCTTCTTTCAGCAGTCGCGCCTTCTTTCGGATCGCTTGCTTGTCCCCTCGACTCATCTGGGCTTGGGTCGCCACGACTCCTACTCCGTGAGGGATTCCGAGAAGAGATACGTCCATGACCGCATCATCCATCCCCGTTTGGATATCAGGAATGATTGTCAAACCTGCTTCTTGGAAATACCTCGCCACAAAAAATGACCGATAGGCAGAGTAAATCCACAAGGCAGTTGGCATTTCTGGGTAGATCGTGTAGTTGGGCATGACTACAGTTTCGATTCCCAAATTCAAAATCTTTTTGGTATTTTTGGCAGGATCACTGTAGACAGGTTCGAAGTGGAAGTCGTCGGTGTAGAAATATGGGATCGCCTTGGGCCAGTTGATTCCTCGACTACCAGCGTGCCACATCGACCACCAGTGAGTTTTCTCCCACTCTTCCTGACCGATAATGTCCTTACCATCCAACTCATGCCCCGCAAAAACCTTCATCGGGAGAAGAGGCTCTTCGAGACACATTTCTGGCTTCAACGGAGGAATGTCGTAATCGAGTTCGCTGTCGAAAAAGATTAGGTTATTGAGTTCATCAATACTATCCATCTTTTCCGATGCGTCTTCGATCTTGTCGATATTCGAGTGGGCTGTTTCAGTTTTCTTAAGAAGGCCACCCAACATATCGTTCGTCATGGTGGTGCCGACGAGAGTTCCCACTCGCTCCTTGCGGGCTTTTAGAATCTTCGCCATTACGTCGTCTTTATACTTCGAACCGTCACGAGAACCGTTGTCAGCAAGCATGATCGCTTCGCCGTCGTCGTCGTCAACGTCCACGAAGTCAACACGGATTGTCGGTCTACCTAGTTTTTGCATACCCTTATAGGTGTGGTTACCTGCAAGGATTTCATTAGGTCTTCCTGTCTTAGACCCAATGTTCACAACGATAGATCGAAATTGTCCGTTGGCTTTTAGTGACTCGGCTGTCTTTTCAGGATCACCGATGTTTGGATTCTCGTGATAAAGATTCAACTTCCCCAAAGGCACATCTTCTGTCCTGACGACGATTGAATCGCCAGGTGCAAAAGACTTGATCTTTTGCTTGACCTTTTTCTTTCTCACAACTCTAGTGGGCATGTGACTTCTTCCTCCTAGCAGAGATACGTTCCATCAACTCTACTTGATTCCAGCCGAAGAGATTAATAGCCCCCGCGTCAATCAAGTCCTGATCCGGCTTGCCTCTCCACTCTGGGGTTACCGATGTGTCGTTAATAATCGGAACCTTAAAGTAGAAGTTGGGCCAGATATCCTTCATCTTATCAGCGATATCCTTCTTGTTGATGTTGCCGTTGCCAAGGATTCGCTTCTTCCATGTGGAGTTATTTACTAGGTGAATCTCTGCACCCGCTTGTGCAGCAGCAGCCATAACCGCTCCCTCAACATATGCCTGAGGGATGGTGGCACCTGGACCACCCTTACCCATCACCGGCGCTTCAAGGTAGAACCTCGGGGCTACATCGTCACGCTGTTCGCAACCTAGGCTGAACATATAGATTGCTTCGAAAGCGATGCTGCACCGCTCTTCATAATCGGCTTTTGTCAGGTCAAAGGTGTGGAGAAACGCTTTCTTCTTTGCGGATCGACGGCTCTCTACAAGGGCTAGTTTGTGACTGTTCGGATCAATGCCCACAACAGCAATTACTTCATTCACTTTTCTCCTCATCGTCGGTCCTTCCGGGCGGAATGACACAGGGGCACTTGACCTCCGGCATCTCGTCGGTCAGTTGCTCGCATAACTCGCGCTGTGCGTCCTCGGCGCGGCACTCACCGGGCGGAATGGGGCGTGCCTGGTGGTCCATGAGTCGCTGCAACCCTTCGGCCAGGTGGGGCATGAACCCCTTGCAGGAACCGTGCTCGGTGTGCGGCAACCGGTTCGATGACCAGGCGCAAGCACCCCCCTGACCGGGCGGCGTGACGTCAGGCAGGAGGGCGCGAAGACGGGCCGTGTAGTAGAACGTCTGCGCGTTCTCGGCACTGAGGGGTCCAGCCGACGCCTCCATCTCGTCTGCGAGCGCCCGGACGTTGGCGATAACCCGTTCCGCTTCGGCCAGTGCGTAATTGTCGGCGGTGTGCTCACTCATTTAAACCTCACAATATCAGCAGCACCCATAACAACAATCTTGACGGACAGACCGACTTCATTCTCAGTGGGAATCAGGAAATTAAACCGCCCTGCCTTGTCCGCTTCCTCAGCGAGCAGTTGAATGTCGTAATCACTAATGATCTTATTAAGATCAACGAACTTTGTAATATCCAAAGCAACATTGTCGTCGGAGATAAGAACCACCGTAGTCTTATCTCCTTGCTGCACCATGCGAAACTCGACATTACCCTTACCCAAAATAACATGCTTGTCGTCCTCATCACGCTTAGGACGCTTGACCAACTTGCAGTCGGGCATAGGGCACACCCACTTGTTCTCCACGGCATCGAACTGCATCCGAGTGTCATGCTTGCTGCACATTGGCTTCTTGACCTTTGTGGGATCAATTAGTGGCTTGGGATTGCTCTTGACAATCCGACGCTTCTTAGAACTCTTTACCTCAGTCAACGCCTTCTCCAATTCCTCTTGGTTCGCCCGGTCTTCTACGATGAATTCTTTATTGAACTCCAATTCTTGTGGCTCCGCACCTTCCGGCCATGCTGGTTCGCCGGTGCCCGTCCATTGAACTTCCATACTGACGTTCTTGGATACTGTCCCTTCCTTGGGGTACATAGTTTGTTTACGGAATCTGTTATGCACCCATCCACCAACACGGCGCTCGGGGTAACCGAAGAGAACAGGATTATTCCCCTTTAGGTGTAGGTCGTGGTAAAGACGAGTGAATGGATATCTCCCCACTACGTCCTCGGGCATAGAGGCTACTAGTTCCGCAACCGTTTCTTCTGCCAGTGCATTCAAATAGTCGCTCATAGACTCTGCGCGCTGAACCTGTTCATCACTAATTTCTGTTTTCGCAGTGAACGTGGCTTCCATACCAGACTTTATAAAAAGGCAAGAAACCTCACACACGTTGGTCTGTGACATCTCATTTCGATACCACGTAATAGTGAAACCGGGATACTTCTCAGGAATACTACGTGGTAGCGAACTAAGGAAACTATTAGGTGTGAACGTGGGCGATATAGCCATTAGATTGACTCCAAACCACGGCGCTCCTGCTCAAACCTCAGAGTCTCCCAGGTGACCCTGCGTGAACCGAGTTCCGTTGCTGCTTTTGCTAGTTCTTTAAATGATCGGATTTCCTGAGTCCTAAGTTGCTCATACCCTTGGGTCTTTGGCAACCATCCTTCGGCCTTTCCCCTTAGGATGATCTGTTCTATCTCACATGCCCGAGAAAAGTATCCCTCCGCAACTTCCATGAGGGTGATAACGCCTTTCTCAATGGGCGGGTCGATCCGTCCATGCAACACGTCCCGCATATGCTCCAATTCGTCACGAATGTCAGACGGTGACTGCAAGCCAGCGGGGATATGAAACTCCCGCAATTTCCCCTTATAGGATCGGGTAATCTTTGGCGGTTTTCTAATTGCCCGCTTCTTTTTCTTAACCATCGTTACCTCGGTGGAATCTGGTAGGGCCATGAGCCAGCAGAGTCACACACACCGCCGTCACCGCCATATGGACACTTGTACCACTCACCTGAGCGGAGTCGCTTTGCACACTCCGGCAATTTTGAATGCAGGTATTCTTTATCTATTGCCTGATTCAACTCTTCTACTTCGGCGGCAACCTCGGCCACCCTATCCTCGTCACGAACAATTACCCACTCATTAATGTCCTGGTTATTCTTGTTCTCATTAATGATGGTGAAGATATCAAACCCATTCAGCCAGAACTCAAAGTCAACCTGCTTCCGGGTTTTCTCTGACGCGCCCTTCATCATCTGGCTATTGTAGGCAAAATCGTTCGTGCTCTTTAACTCAAAACCAAACGCTGCACCCTCATACCGACCTTGCATTACTTCACCCATGCCGTCCATCGTGCATCGGGCTCTGTGCTTCGGTCGCTTAACGGTGACTTCGATGTTGTCGAGAATCCCAGCACTCATCAATGTGGCTTGTGTCCGCAGATGGACCCAAGTCCCATTGAGAAAAATGCGCCGTTGCTGAGGGTTAAAATCCACAATTACTGGCATCCCAATAAACGACAACTCCTGGCGACGCTTACACGACCCCGACCCACTTGCTGACCACGAGTACCGACGATCCCTCTGCGGCGTGCTCAGTACCTCAGCAATTCTCCTGACGACATGATTGGGGTAGTTCTCATCCCACACTGTCAGGAATTTCTCGTAGGGTGGCTTAACTACTAGGTGATCGTTTGCGGCGTCTTGTAACAACTCTTTTATTCTTGGCGACACCTTTGTTGGTCTGCGTGCTTTGCCATGCACGGTTGACTTCATTCCACACATCCTCAAAAGGGCATAACATACCAAGCACCGTATTTGTCGCGGTACTTTCTGGCGGTGGCAATCGCTTTACTTTTTTCCGCGTATGCCTTGGTCCCTTTGGCGACACTACCTGTCTCCATATCTATAACATACCACGGGTCGGTTTTCTTGGGAACTCCGCGCCACATAATTTGGGTAATCCAAAACCTAGCGACTATGTACCCTCCTTTTTTGCTTCTTCCGTAACTCTTTGATCCGACCGTGACTTTCGGCTTGGCTGGCAACTTCGGCGGCGTAAATGGCGCGGGAGTAGAACGCTTCCGCCGAACCACAATGCGTTTCTTCACAACCTTGGAGCCCACACGAATGCACCCCCACCCTTTCTAGTTCGCCTTCACTGGCGTATTCAAACTGAGAGGTATAACCGCGATTACTAGTTGACCAATACCAGTGGGTGTTTTGCCAACTCAATTAAGTCGGTCCTTCCACTCCTTGATCTTATCCACTAGGTCTACACCATAACTAAGAGCGCCGTTGTATCTAGTGCCAGCGATCCTCCACGATCCGTCATTCTCTCGGTGATAGTTCCGAAGAAGTCTCAATCCAAAAAGCATGTTGTCTTCCACGACCCACGGTCTTAGGCCATTGTTGAGCATTTGCTGAATCAGACCCCGCGAAGTAATTTGCGACGGCCCCACTCCATTGCTCTGCATCCCCTGACTGTTTACCATGAACCAAAACGCTTGGAAATTGTCGCGGGTAACGGGGAACGGATAGCCAGCAAGCACTCCGCCAGAGTCATTTCCATAAACGTTACGGCCATGACTTTCCTTCTCAAAAAGAGCAAGCGCCACATGGAACGGAACATCAGCCTTCTTCGCTGCTGCTTCGATGCTGTTGACGTTGTTCATTCCTCGTGCTCTTGCAATATTCTTCTGATGGTCAGTCGCCATTGCTCTTACTCCATTCTTGGCGAGGTCTGATATGGCATTCCATAATGAACCCAGGAAATTCGATGATGTAAATTGCTTGCTTCCCTTGTTGGGCAGCACGCTTCCTGAGCCCTTTGACTTCTACTTCTTTAACCGTATGCGTCTTGACGGCGCTTTTGATTTCGTAGATCGCGTCTTTGTCACTACCGTCGTCTTTGATTTTGCCCGCGCCACTGTTCGGGTGCGCCCTTGCTCCTTTGCCTTTGAGGATTTTCCGTTCACGGATGCGGCCTTCCACGGATCGGGTTGGTCGCTTCCAACTTGGAACACTGGCATCCCCAGGAGTGTCCTCAGATCGTTCTCCCCCACCGCTGCTTGGAATGCCTCTCGTCCACGGTATTTCTTGGTCCCGTTTTTCGTAAGCCACCACATACCCCTGTTGTATTCGATGATGCCAGCGTCGAGCGCCTGGGTAGCGAGATACAACCACTCGTCAATCCCTGGTGCCCTGAAATCGAAATTGAACATTACGTCACGGAACGGAGCATTGAGTTTGCTCTTTTCAACAGTGGCCTTGATTGTCACTGCTGTCGTCTGGTTAATAGCAGCAATGCATGGTTTCCCCTCTTTAGTAATGTGAACATGAATCTTTTCCTGCACCGACCCTGCTTTCCTCAGTGCAATCCTGTAGGACGCATAGTAAGGAAGTGCCTTACCACCTGGGACCGTCTCGGGGTTACCAAACATCTGCCCCACATTGATTCGGGTTTGGTTAATCCAAATCATCGCGGTCTTCTTATTGGCAGCGGTCAATTTACGCATTGCCAAACTCATCAATTGAGCAAGACGAGCGGGCTGAATATTCTTGTCACCAGAAAGCATCGTGTCCTTTTCTGCTTTAGGAAGTGCTGCGGCCACTGAATCAAATACGATCAGATTGACCCCACCACGGATGAGTATTTCTGCAATGTCCACAGCCTCTTCACCTGTCGCTGGCTGTTTGAGTACGAGATTGTCAATGTCCACCCCGCACTCCTTTGCCCACTTGGGATCGTAAGCGTGCTCGGTGTCGATGAGCGCCGCAAGTTCACCCTTACGTTGGCAGTTGGCGATAGCGCGATAGCCAACATACGATTTGAGGGTCGAGTAATTTCCAAAAATCTCGACGAAACGACCATAGGGAATGCCTCCTTGTAGTAGGTCGTCAATTGGTGCGATTCCGGTTGGCAGATAATTCACCTTCCAGTAAGGGTCCGACCCCATCGTGACGGTTCCCTTACCCATTGCCGAGTTGACTGCTTCGGCAAGTGCTTTAGCCTTCGCGCTCTGCGACACCTGCATCCTCCCTCAGTGAATTGAGCGACCACTTTCTGAGACACAATGAATTATGGAAGTGATAAACTCTTCCCATTGTGCATTCCAAAACAATAAAGTCCTCTGCTACTAATTCTCCCATCTGCCCAATAAGAACACCATCGTGAAGATCGGCCTCCTTATCACAATCTGGTCCGTCGCACCTACGAATATCACTCATCGAATCTTCTTCTTCCTCGCTCTGGCAGGAGGCACATCTTCTGGTTCTCCGTTGACAATGTTTTCAAGTGACTGCCCTGTGTCAGCAGCAAGCCGGTACTCGTCTAGCAGTACGTCCAGCGCGTCCCAAGGACCGTAGGTGTCCCAAGGACGGGTCTGGTCCTCCGCGTCCCGCCTGTCTTTGATCCACGCTTCGATCTGGTCACCACGATGCGGGTAGTGGTCTTGCATATTCCGCATATCTGGATTACTCATCGCTACTCCTTCCGATTCCGAGAGAGCCTAATGCCCCCGCTTCCTTTAGTTTCTCCAAATTCCCAGAGAACGTGCCTTCCTTCTTGAAGAGCGGTGCCCCACTGACAGTGCGGTTGGAGCACTTCTCGATCATATCTTCTATATCCTCATAAGGAGCGTTGCCCGCTAGTTCTTCGGCAGCGGTTTTACCTATCCCCTTAATACTCGACAAGCCCCTGCGGATAGCA